GCCTCCTTAATAGGTTACTGCGGAGTCTTGGACATCAAATATCCTTCCAAGACATAGCTTACTGCCCAACAGCGGAGTGGTGTAAGTTACCAGCCTGATACCCTTTGCATCATAGTCTTCCAACTTGTCAAAGAGTTCGACCTTATACAGGCTTTGACCCATCTCAGGGTCACCAAATCCCACACACAAGCCTGGTTCTGAATTAAAGATGTCACCAAACTTGATGAAGAATATGGAATATGTTTCAGTACCAGTGGTATACTTGGCTCTGAGGTCACTACCATCACCAACACCATCATTCTCCTTGACTAAAAAGTCAGTTGGCACCAAAGGTATCCCGTCGAAGAACATTACCCTTCTACCAACTTCATTATAGCCAAATGAGATTAGAGACATCACATGGTCACCAGCGGTACCAGCAAATGCACGCTCTTGGTAGGCTGCATTTATTCTACGGTGGATGCAATAAGGAAGATAGATAGCATCAACACCATATTTCATGGCATCTATTACCGTCCTTACATTACCCATAGACAAAGCACCACCTTCATCAATGTCAAGGTCAGTGCCAGTCTGGATGGCTGCCAGTGCATGTAAGCCATCGAATTGTTTAGAACTGCCATAGGTGATATCATCATAAATTAGGGAATCACCTAACTTCCTCATCATACCCTTCTTTATTTCCCAGAGAGCCTGAGCTTCATAGTTGTTTATAGTTCCATAAACATCAACTATGAAATTATCCAGCAATCTTTGGATTGCTTTTCTCTTGAGGGAAGTTTCCTGTTGGTCATATTCAACATTGGAAGTCCAAGTCATCTTCTCACCAATGTCCATGTTCTGGACTGCATCATCCAGGACAGTAGATTCCCTATTCCACTTAATTGACTGGCCTTGAGCAAGGACTACAGGGGTACGGTCAAGTAAGCTGTTGCGGTATATATCTTCCTCGATAACACCAGGAATCAGCTGGGATTGGGTAAGCTTCTGGGCTTCTGTTAAGTTTTTCCAATGTCCAACTACTGCTCCCATAGTTTATTCCTCCTTATTTATTTCCTCTAAGTGCAGCAATTTCCTCTCTACATTGGTCTATTGGTGTTGATGGAACTGCTCCACGAACATCACCTCCTCCAGTGTCTAAAGGTGGTGGCTTTCTCACACCTGCTGCTTGGAGGGTTTCAAGTACAAGTTCCAACTGCTCAACCGTTTTACCTTTAAGTGTATCAAGTGGAGTTCCAAATGTATTATGTATAAATTCCACTTTTTGGTCTGTCAACCTTTGTTCAAGATTAACAACTTGAGTTTTCTTGTTCTCAAGCTCTGATTGGAGTTGTGCTACCTCATCCTTGGTAGCTGTGCCCTCTTTTAGCTGTTCTTCCAACTGCTCTTTGGCAGCCTGTGCTTGAAGGTAATTACTATGAGCCTGCTGGTGAGCTTCTGTGGTTTGCTCTAACTTGGCCTGTAGCTCTTTCTTTTCCCTTTCGGCACTACTCTTATAGGCGAGCAAATCCTTTTCTGGAACCATCTTTGCTGTTGGCTTAGGTGGTTCAGATGGAGTTACTATGCCTTCTTGAGTCTGGTCATCTTCGGGCATTATTCACCTCCTATTACTATAAGTATAACATACTGTGAGTTTATTGTCAAGTAGTTTTCTCTAAAAATCTCAAGCTAAGCTGACTTTCTAGCACTTTACAGTTGTAAATATAAATAATTTCTTCTTTTAATTTTTTATATTTTTCCACCAAACCTTTTTCTTCCAGTTCCACAATTATATTACAATAAGGACATAACCACATGCCAAGCTCTGGATGATTGTTATCCCAGTGGTGCCAATATAGCTGGCTTGGTATTGAATCACACAAAGGACAAATAATTGGTTTAGATGGTTTTGTAAACTCTATTTTGGAATGTATGCCAGTATGACGTTTTCTTGGTTTCTTATTATACATATGCTGCCTTGACCTAGTCCTGCACACATCACATGTTGCAAAACCAGGTGTTGCTGGATTAGAACAACAACACTTGCACATACCTTGACTGGATAACTTGGCTCTCCTAGCTTTTTGGTATTCCCTCATGTATTCTTTGGTGTTTCTCATTTCACCTCACAAGAGTATTATGTAATGTAGTTTTCGTTATGTAAACTAATATATTTAATTATCCATTATATAAGACATATATTTACAATTAAATATATTTATCCATATAGCCTTTGTCCTTCATCTACTAGTTGGTTGTAAAGCTCCTCAGCTTTTGGAGTAAGTAAAGTTGCAGTCCTACCCCAATATAGGAGTTGTGCATCCACCATTGGAATTGACATTCTCAACTTCTTCCTTGCATCTGATAGTCTGCTACGGTACTGTGATAATAGCTTTAGACCATTTGGCATGGTGTAGTCTTGTATGGCTTGTGCTCTAAGTGGGTCTATGTCCTTTATTAGGTAGTATTCATCTATAAGAGCTTGCTCCTCTGGGCTAAATTGTTCTTTAATCAGATTAGTTACATTCCAATAAGGAACTAGGTATTCCTCTGTAGCCTGCTTATATCTAATCCAACCTGGAGTTCTATTACGACTCATATATGCTTCCCATTCGGATTTAAGGTCAGGTGGCATTAGACCTTCTATTGCATCCATAGTGGCAAAGTATGTAGACCAATCAGTATATAGCCTATCTGTTTCTGGGTCAATTACCTGCTTAGGAGATAATTCATACCACATAGCCAACATCTCATCAAAAGTGGACATGGTAAGTATTACACCACGTTCTGCATAGAAAGCTGACCGCTCTTCTAGGGTTACTGGAACATTTCTAAACTTGGTTTTAGCATTGGGATTTTGGCTGTATGTCCCTGTTGCTGGGTCATATGTATCACCTCTGAGTTCATGTATATAGCTGGCATTATCAGACATGATTGACCTTACACTTTCCACGTATTCTTCACGGGAAATCCACCCACCTTGTCCAGCAAATGCTTGAGCCTCTAACTCCTCTAGTCTATCCATGTTATCATCATTGTGTTGTTTTACCATAGTCCAAAATTCTGATAGAATTAGATTAACCTCCTGCTCATTGCTTGGTCTAAGTGAGGCAGTTACTCTGGGAGAAATCCACCGCTGGTATTCTAATGCTTCCTCAATTTGCAGCATATCCATCTGGGATAAGCCACCAACTATGTCACCTACTGACATACCGTGCATACGGAGTTTCTTCTGCATGTCTGGTGATATACCAGTTATCTCCTCTATATATTTACCAAACAACTCATATGCCTCTGTTCTATCCTCATGGCGTAGTCTATAGATACCACCATGCTCCATAAGTGGACCTAGCGCTGCTACCTTTTGTCTAGCTTGATTCCACAACTCTGACTCCTCTGGTGTAAGTGGGTCATTTCGTTGCATCTTTTCCCAAATAAATACTCCATTTATTCCTCTACGAATTTGGTCATCTGTGGCTAAGTGGGTGGCTTGGCATATTTGGGAATACTGTCTAAAGTAGTCTGGGAATAATCTATCCTGTATTTGTCTAGCTGCTTCTGAGCCTGGATGTGCAGCAACAAATAGGTCTAGTGGTGTTCTAACTATTGCAGGAAGAAGCTGTCCTCGCTGTGGCTGTCTACCGCCAAACTCTGAGGTTAAGAAACCATAGAATATGTTGGGAAAGAAACCCAATCTTTGGGCATAGTCCACTGATTCAAATAACTCAGGGAAGGCTTCATCATAATAGTCTGGGTAGTCACGTCTAACCAGAGTAGACATGCCACCTTTGTAAACCGTACCACGCATTATGTTCACATCTAAGGAAGTTCCAGGCATGTGGATATAGCCATAGTCAGAGTTATTCATATATTTACCCCAGGTATTAAGAACACCTGGATGGGTTACAAAGTTACGAGGAAGCCAGAACCATCGTTGGGATTCATAAGTCCAGTATGGAAATATATGTCGCATAAAGGCATCTAGAGCATTGAGGTTGGTATAGTCAGTAAAGTCTTGGTGGTAGGAGACCATAGCTTTGTCCATAGCTTCTTGTTTGATACGCCACCAGTCTGAGGAACCTTCACCTAGGTGAGTTGGAATGGTTGGCTTAGTTGTCAGCACATCCTTAGGATTAAATATAAATCTATCAGAACCTATGGAGGTTCCAGTGTATCCTTTACTTCTAAGAAATTTAACCCACTCATCATTTGGAAATAGGAAAAGGTCATCTGGCAAATTATCAATAAGATTTATCACCTTAGGATATTTTTTGGAAAATTCACCAATAAGTTCCTTAACTACAATATCATCCAAATCCAGTAATCTTTGTCCTTGTACCACATAGTATTCCTTAATAGCTCCATATTGGGCTGCATACTCCTTTTTGGTGGAAAGGAATACTCCAGGAAAATCACCACCACCTAGAATATCTTTTGGGGCAAGACTACCACGATACATAGGTTCCCAACCACCAATGGGTTTGGCATATATGTCCAACTTCTCCAAATTATTAGCAAAATCATCAGCCATATTCTGCACCACTTTAGTGGTGTCACTACTAATAGAGCCGTTGATTCTAATAGACTCCAAGTCCATAGCAAAGTTATCCAACTGCATACGTCGAACAGTTAGCACATCATGGATAGCTGGGTCAGAACGTAGTCCATGCACTATTTGGTCATACACTCCACCAATAGCATCATCGGTAAAGCCTAGAGCTTCTCTAGTGGTTCCTGCCCTACGAGCCATGTCAATAGCTTCCACAGCAGTAGACTTTACAAAATATGGTTTTGGCATAAGAGCCTCTGAGTTCATTATGGCATAGGCTAAATCATTACCTGTAGCATAGTGGAGGGATGCCACATCCATTGGAGTAAGAGTTCTACCAGAGGCGTTTATTATTGGTTTTGGAATATCTTTCATACCCATAGCAACATCTAGGTCTTTGGCTGCTGCTCGTTGTAAGGAGAATAATTCTGGGTCTGTTATTTTGAAGTGCTCTTGCCATATTCTGTCTGTCTCCTCATACCAAGTAGGAGTGCCAGGTTTTATACCCTCTTCCAACAATTCTCTACTACGAGCCATAGCCTTTCTTCTGGTATTGGTAAGTGCTTCTACTCTAGACATATAGATAGATAGGTTCTTCTCTAATTCATTAGCTTGGGCAACAGTCAGTACATCCATATTTTCATGGATGAACTCCAATAATCTTCTAGCTTGGGCATCACCAGTATCTAGGAATGGTGCTATTCTCTGGTAGCCTTCATCATATATCTGTGCCCTGATAATCCTATTCCTTGCTTTGGCTCCTTTATGCTGTAAGCCAACAAACAGTGCTGAGGTAGTCTCAGGCAAGTCTGTAGATATAGATTGTAGGTATTTGGCAAAGGCTAGTAATGTATCAGCATCCTGCACCCTTTCTACGCTACCAAGAGCATCATCTACAAACTTCTCCATAAACTTAGCCTTGGCTTCTGGTGTTGCTAACACATCATCTATTTCCTTATCCCATGCGGATTCAATAAAGCCGCCAACATCATCCCATAACCTACCACTGTATGCAGCTTCTTCTGCCATATCCCCTACAACACCAAGGTCTGGATATTTTAGTCTAGCTTCATGTACCTCACTGGCATGGATATTCCTAACAGAGAAGTTTTTAGGGTAATTCCTAACTGCTTCTGGACCAACTAATCCACGTTGCTCCAAGCCTTTAGCAAATGCCTTCTTTGTCTTGCTTGGTAATCCTGCTACACCATCAAGTGTGGTTGGTGGCATAGCATTATGTATGGATTTCATGGTATCACCAGCTATATCATTTAGGTTTTCTAACCACTTAGATGTGACATAGCCAGAACGCTGCATACCACCTGACCATTGTGAAGCTCTAATTGGGAAGTACATGGCTTCATGGATAGCTCTACCCTTTTGTCCTGGTAGCCAACCTAGCATTAAGATTTTCTCTAGCATTGGCTTGCCGACATCAGCTTCCAATTCCTTCAACAATGCTGATTGAGAGATTTCACCAATACCTATTTCTGCTCCTGGTCTCAGAAGTCTTTTCTTTAGGATATTCTTGTAGCTTTCCTTGGCTAGGCTGGCACCTTGTAGAACTGTTCTATCAAACATTAAACCTAGAGTAAGAGCCTCCAACTCAGCTGGAGTGTTTTTACCATATATAGTACCACCTCTACCAAAGATAGTTCTACCTACTTCTTCTGCCCAGTTCCAAGGTGCATATGAACCTGTAATTAGGTAAGCTCTGGCAAATGGCATTATTATCTTCTTGTCTATCCAATTTCGCCATATCTGGGTAACAAATGGGTCAATTGCATTATTCATTATGGCAGCAGTAAAGCCACCATGTAGTCTTTTGAAATACAATCCTTCCTTTGCCTCAGTAAATATAGCTTTCTCTGCCAGTGAAGCTGCTTGGTCAATAGAGTCCACCATAGGTAGTTCAGTAGCAATATGCCTACCTTTGGTTATTGCATCGGAATATAATTCAGTTATAAAATCTTTGACAATCTTCATCTTGGCTGGAGTTTCTGCAACCTCAAGGACATCTTTAAGCAATTTTTGTGCAGCCTCTTTCAACTTATATACTCTAAACTTACTACCTTTGACATTGGTGTGTTCTACAATATGCTCAAAGGCTTCTACCATGCCTTGAGTAATGTCATCTGGCTTTAGCTTGGAGCCAACTCTTGAGGCTAACCCAGCCAAATCATCATGGGTTAGTACATCCCTTTTAATGTAAGCTCTACCAAGTTGGGCTAAGTCATCTATGGCATCTGGATTAGCTAATGTATGTGATATGGCTTTTTCGTTCAATGAGGTAAATTCATCCAGTGTAATCTGCTCCATAGTTTTACCAAGTCTACTGGCGTTTTTACCATGTATTGCAAATATGCTATCTCTAGTAAATGCACCTGACTTAGTTGCTCTTTGTCCAGTAGTCTTTGGTATGGCTTTCATCCATCCTTTGACAGCGGTAAATGGAGCCTCTGTAGCAGTTATAAATCCACGTTCAAATGCACCTAGCCCACCAAAGATTTTACCAATTACTGGCACACCTTTTGTAGCCTTAGCTGCTTTTATAAGTAAGCCAAATCCAAGGTATGACACAGGGTCAAGCACAATTTCAAGACCCATTTTACCCCATTGGCTAAGTTCCCAATCCTGCCATGCTTTGCTATGTGCCATCCAGAATCCCATACCAGCTTCCCTATTCTTCTGGTACAAGGAATCAAGTTCTGATTTCATTTCCTCTTCGGCTTCTTTAGACTCCTTACTAGATAGTTTAGGAAAGTATTTCCCTATACTCATCGCACCTCTGGTAACTATTGCTGCTTCTGGGAAGTTCCAATAAGTCCAAAATGGCTGCATAGCATCCATTAAAGCTAATGCTGGCTGGGAACCAAATAGCTTCATTCTATCACCAATAGACATTGCTGGCATATTGGGAGTTTCCAAACCTAACTTGTACCGTTTAATTTGCTCCCTGTCTTGCTGATATTCCTCCATCTTAGCAGTCCAATCACTGGTGCTGGCTTCTATTTCAGCCAACTCTTCATCTGTGAGACCTGATTCAGATTTGAGAACCTCAAGCAACTGGCCTTTTTCTTCCTCAGCTAATTCTGGTAACTCAACTTCCTTTTGTAGCCACTTAACCATTTCTTCAACAGTGGTTAGGTGTATGCCTTTGAACTGTGGCCTAGTTTCTAGAGGACTGACTATAAATTCCTTAGCAGCAGCATAATCCTCTGGAGCAAGGTCAACAGGAGTCTTAGTCCCTGGCAATAGATAGGTTTCAGCATATTCCTTAGCAGCAGCTATATCCGCTGGGTCAGTTTGTGGTTCTGGAGGAAATCGCTCCAGGTATTCATCAAATGAAGTAATGTTAGCCTTGGTAAAATCTGTTGGAGTTGCTGAATAGACATTAAGGAACCAAGTTGATTCTTCGTAATCAGATATTGCCTTGGTTTCAGCAAGGGTAGAACCAGCTTCAACTTCCTTCTTTACCTGTTCTGCTTCTGGACCAGGCAATCCTGGTATTAGTGCACCAGTTTTTTGCTCATAGTGCATGGGATAGCTGGCACGCATAAACCATGACAGTAATTTTTGTAGTGGAGATAATGCAGTAGTAGCCTGCCAAGGAGACTGTTCAGTGACCATTTCCTCTCTGGACTTAGGCTTTATAGATTCTAATATACCATAGGCATCAATGGCTTTTTGTTGCCATCTTTTTAACTGTTCTTCAAATCCATCCATTACACACCTCTAAATTCCTCAGGAGTATATTCTTCCTTTGGTTGAAACTGTTGCATCCTACCAGGCATCTGACCTTGAGTTGGCTGTTGCTGTCCAGCAACACCTAATTGGGATTGCAAGGTATCGGCTGCGGTATTGAATAAACTAGCTGTGGCAGAATCACCAGCATCTTTGGCAAATTTAGCTTCCTGTCTGTAAGCCAATATCTGTGCTATGGTCTGAGCCACTATACCCATCATAGCTTCATCTTTATTCACCGTAGCTTGTTCTCTAATGGAATCTTTTATCTCAGGGAATAACATATCAATAACCCTTGGGAAGCTGAGTTTGAATGTTGGGTTAAGCATCCTGGCTACTGTGGCTCTCTGCACTGTGCTACCTGGAATTTCCATCTCATGTTGGATTTCAAACTCAATATCCTTTGGTAGATTATCAGGTTTCTTAAAGCCATATGGGTGTAGATTCCTCTCCAGTGTCTCATGCAGCCAAAAGTTATCTACACTGGATAGCAAGGTCCTTAACCCCAAGCTATATGGAGTCAATACACCCAAAGCTGCTGAGTTTATCTGGGAAGCCAAATAGCCAGACATTTGCTGTTGGATATTACCATGCAAAGACCATGGAAACAAACCACGCTGTATGCGATTGGCATTATCCATTAGAATTGTCCTAATCTCTACTGGTATAGGTACTGTAGGTAAAGGCATAATATCTTCCTCTGGTGTGCCTCGGAATATAGCACCTCTCTTGAAAATGGTTTCAGACTTCAATATACCAGATTTGCTGCGGGATTTTTCAAACCAACGTGGGTTGGATGAGTCTCTTACCAACTGCTGGATATAACTCTGCATTTTGTTATTGTTGGTAAACTCATGCTCATTTACCGCAACAATGGATTCACCAAAGTTCTTTTGCCATGAATCATCGGATATTATCACACCACTATCTGGGAGGCCACTAACTGGAGATACTAACACTGGTATAACTTTTGAAGCTTGTTCACTAACCAGCTTTGATTTAGGTCTAGCAAGTTTATCACCAATAACTAGGGTATTGGTTACATCACCATCCTCATCTAGCTGGAATAGATTATATACAATTACATCTGACTTAGGTGTGAATGGAAATGTTATATTATATACCTTCGCCTTCCTTACAGCAGCTATTGGTTTCAACCTATATATATGGGCACAAGCCTCTAAACCATTTTCTCCATATTCTGGGAATACATTAGCTGGATGCCATATCTCAGCAGATAGGTAATCGTCTCCAGCACCTACAAATACTGAATACCAACCAGTAGCCAGCATTAACTCTAGAACTCTACGGAGCCATGACTGCTTACCTTTCCTAGCTTCTTCTTTTTCAATGTTATGCCACCTACGCTCTATGAAGGTTTCCAGATAGCTGGTATCAACAATTTCTGGTTTTTCCAAACCTTCAGTGGAAATCTTATGTGACATGGTGGCACTGGTTAGTAGATGTAAAGCTAGGTTATACCCAGTCCTAGGGTCATTGGTTACAACAGTTTCCATATCTTCTTGCTTTAGCTGGTCTTTCATCAACAGAAGGTCATACCAAACCTTGAATTGCTTGTTGCGTTCCTTCCAAAAGTCTTTTAGTTCATTACATTTGTTGATGCAATTCTTAACTTCTGTACTCATATTACACCTCCTAGTTTAAGTGAAAGTATTATACCAACAATCAGAACAAATGTGCTGACATATACTCCTATTGGTCTACCCATAGTATAGTAGTGCCACTCACTTTCTAATGGATTGTCGTATGCTTCTGGCATTGGTCTACACCTCTTGAAAAATGTTGCTCCTTCTGCAAAGCCAATCTCAAAGGCGTGTATTTCTGTAGGAGTTAAACCAAATGGTAGTTTCATCCAAACTCCTTTAATATAAACAGAATGATTATGAGTAGCACTACGCCAACAACGAATATAACCACAGTTTTCATAATCTCTTTTACCATTTGTAACCTGAACTCCCTACATAGCCTCGCATTACTGGTCTAGTGTCTCTACAGACTAGACCAATGCAACAAGCATCATGGATATCATCTATACCAACAGACATAGCTTGGTCTCCAGATAATCTGATATTCCTACACTGGCTAATAAATTCAATGTCATGGACTGTCATATCTGACAGCATCCTGGACTGTGTGGCTAACATATAATCCTTAGTTTTAGGACTGGTGTACCAACCCAACTCATTACTTTCTCTACCATTGATTATATCACGCCTATAGTAGAGATTAGGATATTCCTTCATAAGTGGAGCTAATGCCATGCCATGTGAATTAGCTTCCCAGACTATTACTCCCCAATTATAGTAATGACCTAACTCCCATGCAATCTCCTTAGTTACTTCTGGAGTCCATAACCCTGCTGCTCTAGCACAGTATTTAGGTATTTCTATTCCATCCTCCTCATCAAAGGTTAGAACTGTTATCGCTGTTTGTGTTACCTTAGCCTGGCCAGGGTCAATGGATATAATGTACCATCTATCTGGTTCTGGTGGATACCATATATCTGCGTGGAGTTTATGTATCTCTGCTGGGTAACAATTCTTAGCCTTATCATTTAACATGTCAGTATCATAGTACATATCACCAGTGGCTAGGAAACAATCAACATCATTCTCTGGGTATTCTTGTGGAAATAATCTACGAGTTTCACCAGACCTTCTTAAACTTTCCAACTCAAATATACTGTACCTACGCCAACGGATTTGGCTATCAGTTACACCAAAATTATCAATTAGGTTTTTCTCATCAAGATTTAATTTTAATGGTTTATCAAGACCTAACCTTGACACTGCTTCTTTCTTATAAAGTGGCAATTGCTCCATTGATATAGAGTATTCTGGATGGTCAAACCATCTATAGAAATGCGTTGTAAATACTGATAGATTCTCCTTGGCTAGCTTATACATTTCACAGAAAGCATTATCCTCACCGTTTGGCGTGGATAGTATATCAATGGTGCCATCATACGGAACCCTTTTTATTGCTGGAACCAATATACGCTCAATCGACCCAGGTTCCCAAAAGGCTAACTCATCACATATAAGGTGATGTATAACCTCTGCTCTCCCTGCCACAAATGACCTGGCCGAGGAGATATACATGGAACTGTGTATAGTTGGAAATGTTTTCTCATAACTGGAACGATGGCTCATCTGAGGCCAGCCAGGTATGTTAAGAGAGTCAACTATATCGTAAAAGAATTGAGCTTTATCCAAGAGCCGTTGGGTTATGAATTCCTCAAATGCAATCAGGACGGTGTTAGTCCCTGGTGTGGTCACAGTGTCTATCATCCTCTCAGCAAGTATTAAGGATGACATACCAACCTGTGCTGGTTTTACATAGATATCCCTACCCGTCTGTGTGGACATAACATCAGCCTGTATTGGATTCAATATGAATGGAATCCTATTACAGGATTTGTCCTCAATAGACAGCAGGGTTTCTATAAACCGCTTCTTGTCCTTGATAAGGGAAGCAAACAATTCTGCTTGGATTGACATTATTTAGCCTTATATGGTTTACCTATTGGTCCACGACCTTTGCCATGGCCTAGACCTCTGCCTTTGCCACCAGACCTAATTTTACTACCTGGGCATGGTTTAGCCATTATATTACCTCCTAAACTTTCTTAATGTTAGAGCTAGTCTAGCACGTTTGCCAAGAGTTCCTTTGGACTTAGCAGCCTTACGTAGTCTGGATACTGGTATCTTTTTGCCTTTAGGAACTCCTAGTTGCTTGTGCAGGGCACCTGGATGTTTTATAGCTTTTTGAATCCATTTCTTAGCCATGCTCAACTCCTTCATTGATGGATAAGATGCACAGTTAGGTATGCACGCCGTAAATTCTTAGCTAAACCAGTATTATGTCCAACAACCAAATCCACAGTTTGTGTTGATGTAAGATATCTAAAATCTGCTATGGTATTGGTTAACCGTTCAGTTGTTCCAGCAATTAAATGTGATTCCATATCAGCAGTTCCATCTATCCTAATAGCTGCCGCATATCGCTTGGCATTAGCTACAGCAAAATCCCATTCGGCCATAGCTGTTATGGCGTAGTAACCTGTTACTGGTGCTGTAAAACGGTATGTAGAAGTGCTGTCAAAATCATCACCTAAATCATAATCTTCGGTATTTAGTTGAACTACATATGCAGAGCCATCACCAGTTATTGACTGGGTACTGGTACGCTTTGCTCTAATAGCACACCTGGTCATAAATTCCAAAGCATCTTCATCAGAATTCACTTTTGGAAACTTACCTACCTGCCCAGAATAAGAGGCAGGTGTATCTGACAATTTAAGGAAATTGGAAGGTTGTGGGTCTGCAAGTTCACCAGATAATCCAGCAACAGAGATTTCATCAGCACCAGTATCTTCATGGCTACTAGCATGCACCTTTGGGTTATGGTCCTGCACCTGCGCCTTGGTTGAACCTTCTAGTGACTCTGAATTATCCACAATACCATCATCATCTTGGTCATAAACAGCCTTGGTCATATCACCACCACCTGCATCTGATACTGCGTCATCTACATATTTCTTAGTAGCTGGTTCATAATTACCATCAGGAGTAAAAGCAACGGTATTCTCTCTATATAGGTATCTAGCATCACCTCTAGCATCTGTATGGTAGTTAGCATGGTCATCGTCTGATAATCCAGCCAATGCACCATGGTCTATCTGTTCTGCGCCCCATAGTCCAGTAGCAGAATCATATACCAAAGCATAGTCATCTGTAGGTGATGCTACATTAACATCTTTTAGCCAATGTAAAGATTCTGGAGTTTTAATCATTATACCTTCGTATATCGGCCTGAATAGCCTATGGGATGTGTTTCTCCTCCTACATTCTTAACCCTAATATAGTCAGTGTAGGTTAAATCAAATCCAAATCTGGAGTATATGCCAGCACCAGTAGCAGAATCAAAGTCTACCTCATTGGTGTCATCATAAAAAGATATTTCCACATCATCCTCGAAATAGATGTTATTGACAATAACTTCCTCACCTTCACCAGGTCTAATGGTAATGTAAGCATTGTTCTCCACAGATTCTATGTCGGAGAATACATCACCTATTGCTGCCATTACTTTAGCCCCAGCTTATTCTTGGCTTGTCTTAAAGCGTTGTAGGAATATGCACGTTGTCCAAATGTTGGCAATCTGGTCATATACGCTTTAGCCTTTAATGTAGTTCTTATGGGATGTTTTAGAGCTACACCTCTACCAGTTAACTTTGCTCTAGTATGCTGGATAACATTCCTTCTAATGCTTGGTTTGAATACTGGCATATTACCTCCTATTCATTACCCTTAGTTTTCCTTACTGCACGTTCTATCATTAAACCACTAACTATAGGTATGGACATGCCAAGAAACCATGTAGGTGCAGCGTCAAATATAGCCAACACACATAAGGTGAATACCAACATGATTAAGCATATTGGCCGTGAAGCAGCTTTTAAGGTTTCTACAGTCATAACCTACTCCTATACTTCATACCTCTTCTACCAACACGGAGAACCTGTGCCTTAAACAGGTTTCTTCTTCCTGCTACTTTTTGCCTTAGTGTTGCTCTCTTTCCCTTTGCCATTTAACAAATCCAATTTATTCTCAATTATTGGGAACATAGTATGACATTCAGATTCCAACGCAGTAAGATGTCTGCTAATACCATCAACTTTCTCCACTAACCCTACTCGTTGATTAGAACCATCAATAGTTTCCTTTAGATTCTCAACTTTTTCTTCAAGATGACCATGTAGTTTATCTTCATTCCTGCGGTATAGAGCCATTGTTACTACATTACCTACCAGAAGTATAAATAGTCCAACGACAGCAACTACCTCAGTTATTCCCATCCAACTCCTTTATAAGTTTGCCATTATCTGCCCTACAGAGTTGTGGAGTACCACAAATCCTACACTTATAGAGGATTTCATACTTGGTTATCTTAATCCTCACCATTGGAGTCTTGCACTTTGGGCAAAGCATGTGTTCCTCTTACTGTCAATTCTGCTCTTTCCTTCTTTATACTGAATACCAAGTCGGTAAAGTTGAAGTCATCGGACTTGGCTTCACCTATTAACTGTTGAATCATGGCATACTGTTGTGGAGTGTAGAATTGCCTCAACTTGAGGAGGTATTGATTCTCCTTATCAGTAAGTGATTCACCATTCTTAACACTTTTGAGGAGTACATTCAAATCCTTCTGTAGGACTAGGTGGAAATTCCTAGTAAATTCAAGGTTAAGGAACTCAGCACTTAGTTGTTTCTTTAGCTCACCTAAGCCACTTAGGTCAAGCTCTGCAAATTCTTTGTCCAAGCTGCGCCATTTCCTAACACATGCTTGGGATACACCTACCAACTGTGTGGACTCACTAACATTAAATCCACAAACTCTGTAAGCTAGGTATTTTGATTTCCTACTGTCCTCTGGGAAGTATGGTATCATAGTCTGTGCTATTTCTTCTGTTTCACCAGCCATACTACTATTGTATCACACTGAGATTATTATGTCAAGTGTTTTTTGCTCTTGACAATATATTTTATTTATGTTATAATTAAATATAGATAGGAGGAACATGAATGATTTTGAGTTATTTCAAAAAGAGTTTAAGAAATGGCAGGTTAAGTTTGGATTAACTGGCTATCAGGTATATTTCAGGTATAAACCTATAGATGGAGCTTTTGCTACAATAGCTTCTAAACCAGGGGAAATGGTGACAACCATTACTCTGAACAGTAAATTACCTGCTAAGGATAAGCCCTTCAAGGATATTAAGAGGGATGCAAAGCATGAGGCCATACATTTATTGATTAATAGGCTAGAGCAAAATGGTAGATATAGATACTCAAGTGAAGGTGAAATTGCTGAGGCTGCTGAGGAATTGGTAGTCAAATTAGAAAGATTGATAAAGGATTAGCTATGAATGTTTGGATGACTTGGTGCAAGAAAAGGACTAAGTGCCATTATTGTCCTGAGCCTATAGAGAAAGGCACACCTATAGTTAAGTGTAGAACCATAAAGGATAGTGATGGTGTCAAGCTCACATACTTTATGTATTTCCATCCAAAGTGTTGGCTGGAAAATGGCTATGATTATCTGAGGCAAAATCCATATAATCCAGGACTACGTGGTAGGAAGAGATTATTACTGTCAAAAGAGGATAGTGAAAAGAGATATAGGCTGCTAAGGCAACATTCAGCATTGAGACAACGATTGAGAAATATAACCAGTAAGTATCCAGACTATGTATTGGTTGAAGCTAGGATACATGCTAGAATGGCTGAGTTAATGGTACAGATAGCAAGTGTGGGAGGGATACCACCAAAATGGCTAGAATAGATATATGTAGGAAATCACCAACTAAAGCGCATTGGTTTGTTGAGCAGCTGGATAAGCGTGATGGCAACATGGGTTTATTCAAGTGTAAGTATTGCAAGAGAATCAAATGGATGCCAATTACTTATGAGGCTGCTAGAGGAATAGAGAGTGATTATGCTATATAAGGAGGTGAGACCATGAAGATAATAGCACATGATAAGCTAAAGAAATTGTACCTAATCCAGTGTGATTGTGGTAGAACATTCCAACACCGTGAGGATAGATGGAATATAGCCGCATGTCCTAACTGTCAAAAAGTGATAAATCTACCAATGGATAATTTGCGAGAGAGTAACTAAAAGTCACATATACCTCATAATTAAGTCACCCGTGCCTCACTGGATTAGAACTAATGTGCTCCTAGCTGGGAGAATGAATCGTCGAGCATAGCTGGGAGTAGAGTAAATTGATTAGCTATGAATTAACTCAAGCGCACTTCTAAGCGTGCTGGGTGTGCATTGATTTGATTATGAGTGTAATCACACAGACAGCAACAAGACAAGCGCATTGTGCAAGCTCTCACAGTAGCACATATGTTCTAATAGCAGGCAAAAGAATAGGACGAGATTGGCAACTTATCCCGTCCTATAGTGGGCACTACTTTACTGGAGCCAACTGCCCATTGGCTATTGCCTGCTTTTTGACAGCTACTTTGATTTGCCACTGGCTGCTATTGCTAGTAGCATCTGCCATCTTAGCTTTGTCCTCTGGCGTGGCATACTTCTCATAGACTTCATTCAGGCTCATGCCATACTCTTCGCTAGTCTTGCCAGTTCTGCCGACTCCGCCGCCACTACTACGCTTCGTGGGCACTACTGCCAAAGCTGTGCGTGCTTTGTCGCTTTGCTCGTCTGGTAGCTTGAAGATAACTGTTGTGCCCTTCACGGCTTCGACTTGCTTAACGATGTCAGGAGCAAGCTTGACAAGCTCTAGAGCTAACACGATGTTCTCCAGCGTTATGCTAAAGTTGGCTTTCCCCAGCTTTGAGGCTCTGATAATCTTCGTTAGCTCCTCGGCTAGAGCTTGTCTTTCCCCAGACAGTCTGTTGGTTTCCTCACGTACTCTTTCGGCAGCTACTCTAGCTTGGGCACGCTGGAAATCTGCTACAGCTTGACTAGCTCTCGTTATAGTGCCAACGTCACCACTGGCTAGAGCGTCTTGTAGCTGTTTCTTTAGTCCATCGAATGTTACTTCACTCATGTATTGCCTCCCTTTTTTATTCAGAATAGTCACGAATGGTTCCACACCCGCTGTATTTGACTATTCAGTTTTTAATGTGCTATTGCTGTTACCACTTCAACAGCTTATGATTATAGTTTAGCATGGTGCTAAAAGTTTGTCAATAGGACAGGTGTTCTAATTTAGCTATGGACGGAAAAGAAATTGTGAAAAGCTGGAACATTATGTCAACCAAGGAACATTATGTCAAGTAGCTCATGTGTGCTGATAGCGATTTAGCACTATTGTTCTATTGACAAGTGCAATAGTATGGTAGTATAATATAATAGTAGCAGAGAGCTATGAGGTAATGCAAAGTAAGGAGGTACAATGGATAGAACAGAGAATGACCTATGTTTTGACCAGGTAACATTGGACTATGATGCACTTATAACTGTAGCCAATACAGCATTTTATAAGTGTATCCATGAGGTTGAGGAACATCTACACCAGTTACAACAGTATCCTATATCAAAGGCATGTTACTACCTAGACGCTCAGCGGTTGGAAGATACAGCCAAGCTACTTACCGTGGCTGCGGAAACCAAATATACATTGGAGAATGGACTGACCAGACCATCAAAGGTAAGGATAGTGAACAAGCCAGAGGTAGAAGAGAGAACTGAGGACTACCTAAAGGAAAGGAGGTAAATACTAATGGAAGATGATAATGAGGTAATTATCCAAGTAGGTGTTTGGGTTAGTAAAGAGGATGTGGAGCAAGTTCAGGCAGGCTTAATATCAGGTTACCGTGAATTGGTGGTTAGTGCTATCAATAGTGACAGCTATGAAATTACCACCATAGAAGGAAGGAGGCCCTAGGTGAGGTAAGGACAAGAATACCTAATTGGTTCACCCTGCCTATTAATGTGGATAACTATAATCATTTGGCAAGCTTGAATCGGTATTGATACCAGATTGTAGCAGGAGTTAATAGGTAGGGATGAGCTAATTAGCTCGAATAAAATAAGAAGGAGGTACAATGAGAGACCTAACAGCCAAGGAATGGATTGAGCAGCACGCTACAAGGGGAAAAGATGGGAACTATACTATCTCACAGTATGAACTGGATGAGTACCTAACTGAGTTCATACTACCACACAAGGCATGTAACCAATACAACAAAGGTGTGTGCAACCACGAAGATGCTCCTAACCCTGGGCACTCTAGGTGTATTGGTACTTATCTATGCTTAACACATAACCCATAACTAATCCATTAAAGGAAGTGTGAGTAATGTATGAAGATGTAAAAGCACAATTACACGGACGACCAAGGAAGAAGATAGCCAACAATACATACCTAGAACTGGATGTGATGGACTCTGATAAAATAAACATGTATTTGCATGGCAATAGAATAGCATCATTTACAAAGAACCATATCACATTATCACATGCTGGTTGGTACACCCGTACTACCAAGGATAGACTGAACCTGGCACTTGAGTTGGCTAATATGCTAAATGTAATATACCAACACAAGTGGCAATGGTATATATCAGGTATATACAAACAACATGAACAAAAGTTTTATGGTGGTATACAGTTGAGGTATGATAGAACCATTAGAGGTTGACCCAGAGGTAGCAAGGCTTAAACACATTGAGCCATCCATCCATGATTGCCCTGTTTGTAGTGGTAATCTACACTATAGTGGTAAGCATAATGCCTTTGTGTGTATATCATGTGCCACAGTATTTCCAATGGAAGATATATTCCTATACGAACAGGAGGTAATATGACTGAGGAAATAGCTAGATGGTTCTTAGCTGGCATTGGTGTAGGCATGATAATCATTGGTATAATTAACTACATCATTGACAGAGAAATATGGAAGAACAAAAGGAGGGAAAGGAAATGAACGCAAGGTTAAGTTGCCACTACTGTAACTGGGAAGGTGTTGAACCTTCCGAAGCGGAATATTCCCCCAGAGAGTATCGGAAAGCCCTCTGGTGCTTCAATGCTACCCATGACGCCTTTTGTCCACAAGTTATGGGTAAAAAGCGTTGGAACGCCAGGCGGCTACTTCGCCGCCTGGGAAGGTTATAATAAAAAGGGAGGTGACTAATGTCAAGGAAATACAATCCACGTAGACATAAGTTTACCCCAGAAGAACGTAGCAATGGTGGTAAAGCTGGCTTCCGTGCTGCCGTAGCTAAGGTACAAGAGCGTGAAGGTACTGACTTCAACGAAGCAGTACAGTGGCTAAAGCGTAAGATTGGCTGGAAGAAACCAAGTGAATTAAGGAAGGAGGAATAATGATAGTAATCAGAAGTGGACCAGAGGTTGAACCAATAGAGCTTGGGAATGTAAATTACGGTGCATGTATAAAGTTCCCAAAAGGTCGGCAGCTATACATTATGACATCACATAAACATGATGGTAGGATTATGATTGTAAACCTAGAGCATGGTAATGTATTTTGGTATTTTCCTGATACCAAAGTATTAGTGGTATATGCTGAAATCCACATGGATGATTACTAGAAAGGAGGACTAATGTGCATAGCGACTGTAATATCTGATACATACCGAAGAAGGACTGGATACAAGCTACTAATTGGTAAGGATGATAACTACTATACTGGTGTATGTGGGGTACCAAGGATAAAGATAACAAAGAAGAGGTTTAGTAAAGCCAATACTAGTGTGATACCAATACATGGGGGACCTGCCACTACTACCCATACTGCCTATACTGGTGGATTTCACATATTCACTAGGAAATCCGAAGCACTTAAAATACATAAGTGGTTTCCTGAGCTAACCATGTGTAAAGTTGGGTTTAGAACACCAACTTTATATGGCATAGTCAATTGGCATTTTTATGAAGATGATAGGGAATGCACAGCCAAAACGCATACAGTGGTGGCCACACAATGTAAAATAATAGAGGAGGTACAATAAAAATGGAAGAGTATATAAAGGTATCAGATGAGGAAATAAACCAACAGGCAGACAAAATCCTGGAGCTTATGGAAAGCAACAAAGAGCTATTCACTGACATATTCAATGAGGATTTGCTCCAAGCTGTATTGTCTATGGGCATTAAGAAAACCATGTTAGACTTGGTGAGTATGCCAGCAGAGGAAGCTCTATCCATATTTGCTATGGCTATGTTCGCTTATGGTATGTATTACCAATATAGACTACAACAGTTATAGTTTGCTAAGGCTTTGAAACACGGAGGAGTAGAATGATAGTAGTTGTACTACCAATTGATTATCACACAGACGGTTGGATTAGGTTAGAAAGGTATGGAGGTGACCAATTTACTAACCAATGTCATATGGCATCTGTTTGGGGTAAAGCAGATATAAGTATACATGTGAACTGTATACATGTTATGGTTAGACATGATGGAGCTATCATTGGATTCTTCCATGCAGATGCTATACTATTGAGGTAACAAAATGAAAGTAGCTTGTACTAACTGTGCTAATAGGATTAGATACATAACCACAGTGAGAACTAGGAACTACTGTAAAGCCAAGGACATTTGGCTTAGAAACCGTAAGGTTGAGCAGTTAAGGAAATGTGCCTTGTATAAGGAATCACCAGGTGTTTGACAATGGAACTGATATATGATATAATTAACTATATCATCTATGCTGTAGGAGTCATAGCCATATACCTCGGTGTTCTTATCCTAGTAATTGGTGGGTTAATGCTGTTAGCTAGATGGATTAAAGGTAAAAGATGAGTACCAAACACGCTATATTAGCAACAATAGCCACCACTGTGGTAATGTTTACAGTTATCACCATAGTAGGTTGGTTAGCACAAGGCTTCTTGCCTTGGAAATAAAAGGAGATAACATGAGAAAGTTTATGATAACCAAGCCAAAAGTAAAGTTTATTAACCCACCACAAACATATATTTCTACATACAAGCCATGCACAGGGTGTATTGGTGTAACTGAACTAGACCCAATGGTATACCATTTCAAAAACACTGGACAACCTTATAGGATATATGTGTGTGACAAATGTGGACGTGTATCCATATTGGTTTACAGTTAGTGAGGTGTATATGGCTAAATCATTAAAACAAAAAATCCTAGAAGAGCATGGTTTAGTAGAGTACCAAGAGCCTAGAGGTCAGCGTAAGCATAAGAGGCTGGCTACTATACCACCATCCAACTTCGACCATCTAAAGACTCCACACATGAAATACTTAGAGCTAAAGCATCGTAAGCCTATAGAGCAACTGCTACTAGAAGGTAGCCTTAGCACAGTAGCCAAGAACCTTGGCATAGACACCAGCACAGCCAGTAGGTGGATAGCTAAACTTAAACTTCGATATACTGAGGATAACCTACCACAATGTGAAGGCTGTACTAGATTCCGTAGAGCCTGTGAGCTTGGCATCTGTGCCATCCTATCAGATATGGAGTTGTGGGATTTAGTGTTAGTTAAACAAAAGGAATTGATAGGAGGTGAACAATGAAGGTAATTGATGTATTCAAGCAGACTATAGATAACGCCTTTGACAAGGCTAGAGCCAACAACTGTGCTTATGTATTCGTTGGTTTCGATAATACCAATGAAGAACATATAATAAGAATAGCCAATGTGAGTGTTACCCAACTAGAGGAGGCTGTAGTTGGTCTACTAGGGGAATTGGAAAAAATAAAAATGATTGATAAAAATGTAAACCTAAACTAGGAGGTGAGTAATGGAACAATTAGCAATAATCAAAAACGTAGGCTTTGGCAATAAGGACGTTGGCCATCCAGTTCTATTCTTTAACTCAATGGTTGCAGAATCAACAGGAGCTTTACAAATCATAGATGGCAAGGAAGCATTGGATTTTATTGAAAGCTATGGTGTCTATGATGTAAAAGACCTGGAAGGAAAGCCAGTTTGGATAGAACGTAATGGTAATATCATAAAGATTACCAGAGCTTGGAAGGAGACAAATAATGGATGAAATGTCTATCCCACTACATGTCAAAGAAATAGGTGGTAGAATGGTAGCCAAACTCTTTATACTTAGTCTAATCTCATACCATGAAGAGCTTACCACAAACTATATCTGCCATTCACTATTCAATGAACCAATCTATGGTGACAAGGATAACCAAATCCCTTGGCTACTTACTAACCAACTGCTCAGCGAGATGGAAAACATGATATGGATTAGAATGAATACCAAGTTAATGTGGGAAATAAACGCAGAATTGTTTATTGATTAAAGGAGGACTAAAATGTGGAGACCTAAAGAGTGGGATGCTACTGAGATTCTTGAAAAGGCCAAGATTGAGAATCCCTTATTTAGCCATCGCTATTCATGTGAAGCAGGAGTTGATGCCATACTTGAAGCATTGAAGGAAGGGTATACTTTCTGGAAAATCCATGATAAGAAATGGTATACCAATCGTCATGGTGGTACTTGGGTTTTTATCCCAGACGAAGATGTAAAATAGATATACAAAGGAGTTATAAGTTGAGAGCAATGACATACCAATCACTACAAGCATGGAATCCACCATTTCAACAATATATTATAAGTCATGGACTATTACTACCACAAACTAAGATGATTTTGTTTGGTAAGTTTGAAACATGGAAGTCAATGTTAGCCATTCACATTGCCTTCACCCTAGCAGAGGGTAATGACTTGTTTGGATTCAAGACCATCCCATGTTCTAACTATACCTTACAGCTAGAGATACCAAAACAGGAACATCGTAAAAGAGTGGTTAAATATATCACAGGCAATAATGTTAATTCAACCAAGATGCCTGTATATTTCCTAACTGAAACATACTATAAACTAGACAAACCATACTACCAAGCTGACTTGGAGAAAGAACTGTCAGAAGCCAGGCCAGCAGTCCTCATAGTAGACCCAATCTATTCCATAGTATCTGGCAGACTAACAGATGAATATGACACCAGGAAACTCCTGGATAGAATGAATTCCATAATAGATAAATACAAACTGGCTTTAATAATGATACACCATGAGCGTAAGAGCCAAATCTTTGAAGGTGAGGCATTATCTTCCTCCGAGGATATATTTGGCTCCAGTATCTTCATAGACTGGTGTGATACAGCTGTTAGAACTACCAAACTAGCAGATTCCAAAATACAATTATCCTTCGACAAGGTACGCCATGCTGAGGAGCAGCTTAAACCTATCATAATAGACATAGACAGGAAAGATTTGACATTTCGTAGATTAGATGGTTAATTGTAACCTGATATATCTAGGAATACAGGAATATATATTTAATTATGTATTATATAAGAATTATATTTACAATAAAATACATAGACCATTTGTTCTAATTTATTTAGTACAGTTGTTCTATTGACACGCTGTCTGCGAGTGTGATACAATTAAATAGTGGATAAATTAACAAAGTCAAATTGGCATGTGGTATTGTCAGTAACAAAGGAAGAAAAGGTGGTCATAAAGCACATGGCCTCACTAAAGGAAATGTCCTTGAAGGACTACCTAACTGAAATAATAATTACTGGAGGTGTTAATGCTATAGGTACACAAGAACCATTGAAACCAATAAAAATAATTTTAGCTAAGGAGGATTAAATTGGAAGACACAGCACCAAGTTTTAGAGGATTAGAAGATGGTTATAGGGCAATACCTGTAACACATTTCAAAGGAAGACTAGAGAGCTTTAATACCGAGATGAGGACTAACATTACACCTGCAAAGGAGTATGTGAACCTGTTATTCACTGAGCTTGACATAATTGAAACCAGTGAGTCTTATGTGTTTCCTATACTACAGCTATCATTCCCAAGGAGTAAAAGGAAGCAGAGTGGATGGGGTGTATTTGCAGAATCAGGAATTAAACTGCTTACCGAGAATGAGGATTTCCCTGATTTGGTTGGCAAATACCTTGAATGTAAACTGACACCTGGCCATATGATGTGGGATTCCACAAAGGGTGAAGAAACCCCAAGGGACTGTTGGGAGATTATCTCTACCTCTTCTGGAGACACAAAACGTACTGGTAAAGGACCAAGTGCCTTGGATGAAGCTCTAAGGATACTTGATGGTAAATCTGAGGCTGACTTTAACCAGGAGGCTTTTAAGAATGAAACCATCAAGGCTGGTGGACTCATTACCTCAATCTTGGACAACACTGAAAGTGGATTCCTCGCCTCAATGATTTCCACAGGTAGAATTACCAAGGATGAGAATGGTGTGTTCCATGTCAAGGAGGCATAGTGGCAACAAAGCAAGAAGAGACAACCAAACTCCGAATGTTTTGTATTGGCCAGGCTACTGAACTAGCATTGAAGGCATTTCCACATCCAACAATAAATGATGTAATTGTCAATGCTAAGAAGTTGGAGGCGTACATTACACCTGAGGTAGTTGAAGTTAACGTGGAGGAATAACCATGAAGTTCCAAGTTGGTGACAGAGTTAAAATTAAAAATAACTGCAAAGCATTTCCACGATTCGCTGGTAAGCTCGGAGTTGTCACCGATGTATGGAGTGGAAAATCACACGGTCGAGTCCAGTATCCATATGAAGTTGAGTTGGATGGAATAGGGAAAATACCTATGCTACATGCCAATGAACTTGAGAGGGTGGACTGATGCCATTAAAATGGTTTATATGTGACAAGTTTCAAGGTAAGCCAGTCCCATTGGAGGAATGTTTCAAATGCCACCAATGTATGACTGAGCCTACCTTGAGGCTCATCTCCCAAGACAGAGAGTGGAATGGTGAACCATCTACTACCCAACTACTTAATGGCACTATGATGGAGTTCCTTAAAATAACTAGGGATTATGGTGTCAACCCACAATCTAGGGCTTTTAGCATCCATGGGACAAAGGTGCATGGAGAGCTTCAAAAGTATGCTGAGGAGCTTGGACTACCTGCTGAAATAGCTATGTCACCAGATGGTAGGGATATATTCGACTTGTTGGAATACAACAGCACCAACAGTTGGACATTAACTGACTATAAGACATGGGGAAGCTACAGGGTAGTCCGAGCACTTGGCATTACTAAGGTAGGCAAAGGGAAAGATGCTGAGTTCTTGGTGAAGCCAGAGGATGCTGATTTGAGTAATGAAGAATTACAACTTAACAACTATAGGATAAAACTGGAGAAACTTGGAATCATTATCAATAACATGCAGCTACAGGTCATGGTAAGAGATGGTGGATTATCTGTAGCTGCTACTAGAGGTATTGATTTTAATATAAGGTTAATACCTATAAAGAGATTACCAGATGATGAAGTATTAGCCTATTTTGCAGCAAAAAGACAAAGGTTACTCAATGCTTTGGCTGATTACAAGAAGGACAATAACTACTTTCCTGAGGTATGTAATTCTGAGGAATCTTGGGAGGGTAGAAGATGCCAAAGCTATTGTGATGTAGCTGAGTTTTGTCCTAAAGGAATAGTTGAAAAAGGAGGGATAGCATGATTATAAGAGATATTAGGTCGGATAGACCAGTATCATATGGTAATGTAATAGCTGTAACTGAAATTGGTAGCATGGTTAGACTGTATATGGATACTGGTTATGCAGTTGATATACAGGATATTGACCTAAAGTTTGAGCCAATGTGGATTCTACGTAAAAGGCTTGAGGATGAACTACTACGTCGTCAAGATGTGGAAAAGGAGAGAATAAATGATAGTTGGTATTTGGGGGAATGACAAAACTGGTAAGACTTCATTAGCTCTATCATTTCCTAAGCCAATGTTATACATGGAACTAGACTTAGGTGGCTTTGACAGGGCAGCACCAAGATTCAAAGCTGAGGTTGATGAAGGACTAATCACTCATAAGGAATACAGTGTTCCATTCCAAGGTGATTTTGGAGTTGGTGATACTCCAACTTTCAAGCCAAGTAAGATAATAACAGGTATGAAAGAGTTTTGGTATTCATTTCTCCAAGATTATATTGGCTTCCTCAACAAGGATAATGGCATAGCTACTGGAGTAATTGACACTGGTACTTTGCTATGGGAAACTATTTGCACAGCCTTTCTACAGGAGAAACAAGAATTACAATTAGATGAAAATGGTAATGTCGTTGGTGGCAAAGAGCTTAGAACCAGCTTGCTGCCAATAGAATATAGAGAACCAAATATCAGGATGCGTGGATTGCTATATCAAGCCAGGGTGCATAAGAAAAACCTAGTTCTAACTCACCACTCTAGGGATGTGTATGCTAGTAGACCTAACCCAAAAACTGGTGGGTATGAGGAAGTTAGAACTGACCAGAAGGAAAGAGCAGGATTTAATTCTCTTGGTGACAGCACAGATTTGATGCTCCATACCTACATGGAAAATGGAACATTCATGTGTAATGTCTGTGAGGAATCAGTGCCTCCTACATTGGTTGGTACTGTTATAGATAATCCCACTTATGATAAAATACAAAATATAGTAAGCAAGGTTAATGGAGCATAATATACATATTCATTCCTCTGGAGGCTCAGGACTATCCACCTGGGCCTCCCAAGCACCTTAATAATTAAATATGGTTATTGCTGGGGATGGCGGAATATAGACGCAGCGAACCGTATAACTACGCCTGAAAGCTGATTAGCACCTAGAAATAGGAAGTAGCGTAGAGCCTCGACAGTGGGAGCGGTGCAACTCCGCCTAAGTAGGATTATCCACAACCCTGTCTATGGGGTGAAAGTCCCCTAGTTCCCAGTAGTGACAGTCCTAGCTACCCGAAAGGGCACGGATAAGGTGTGTGCTAACGTAATGAATAGCTACATGATACCGTCTACACTAGCTGGGATTGCGAGGATGGCTTGGTTACAGGACGTTTCTCAAAGCCTGACTTAAACGGGCAGTAGCCAAGTCAAAATCGCAGACCTGAGCCGAGGAGGGTAAGGTAGGAATGGATGGACTGTGCGTATCTGTGTGCAGACGGCAGCGAACATTCCGAAGATTCGGTGGCAAATAATACAGAAGGGATTGCGTGTAGGTCTCAGGTCAGGGCTTGCCAGTGTCCTAAGAGTATCGGGCATAAAGGGGAAGGATACCGAGCTGGCAAGCCCAAAGGAGAATTGAATAAGGAGCGAATATGAAAGGAATGTTATTTAAGCCTAACATCTGGAAAGCCAAATTGAAGGTCTTGCAGGAATACAGAGAGACTGAAACTAGAAGGGCAGGGAAGGCTTTAGGGGAAATCAATCAAGAACCTGATAGTTACTATAATCCGTTTCCTTCTTACGACGGCACATGGGGATTCCATTACAAGGACTATATGGACAAAATAGTTTATGCCAAGCCTCCCTACCACGAGGGCGAGGTTGTCTATGTCAAAGAGGCTTGGGCTGAATATATCAATACATCCGAGCATCTAGCGAGTGGTGTAATAAGCCTAGAGGAAGCCAAAGCAGATATTATTTATAAAGCAGGTATGTCACAGCAAGAATGGGAGGAGATAATCAAAGAGAATGGTAATCCTTGGGTTATCAAATCAACCATAATGATGCCCGAATGGGTAGCTAGATGCTTCCTCCGCATCTTCCCTGTGAGAGTAGAGAGGTTGCAGCTACCACTGACAGAGAAGAGCTTTATCTTGGAGGGTGGCAATGCTGCTATACCACAGCTAGAGAAAATAAATAATCTATGGGTGTGGGTGTATAGGTTGGAGTTGGAGAATTGAATGATGGATGCAAGTGAAAGGTATGAAAAGTTAGCAAGTGAATTTTATAGAGATACTGGACTGATTGCTCCAGGCAAGGATGTTCCTGCTTCTGTTGCAGCAGACCCAAACTATAAATATGAATATAGATGGCAGGAATGGGTAAAGTGGCTACGTGAAAGAATAGGAAGCCCAGAGGAAAGGAGGAAATGATGGAAGAATATAAAGAACCCAAAACACTAGCCAACCAGTTCAGGGAGGAACAGACTGCACAAAAGGTAGAGGAGTTGGTGAATCATGTTAAAAGTAATCCCTCAAGTGCAGGGGCTATGGATATACATGAAAGTAGTTTCAGGGCAGGGATAAGGAAAGTAGTAGATTGGGTGAACAAGCACTCAAATAGTTATGTAGGTTTAGAGTGGTCTTATTACCACAATAGTGAGTGGCAAGCCTTCATAACGCAAGAACTAGAGAAAGGAGAATGATGGAATATTATCCGAGTCCCTTATGGAATTCTCCGCCTAAAGCTGGGCACAGATTTTGGTGTATACTTTTGGATTTTATTAAGCGAATTTTTAGAAAAGGAGGGAACTATGGAAGAAGCTAAACTGACAGTTACGGAGATACAAGACATAGTGGGCATACCCCAACACCTCCGTAATGATATAGCTGGGGACGTATTAGGCATAGAGCGGGCGATAGCCCAAGCCCAGCTAGACAAAGCCGAGCCTCTTATACGGGCAAATGAGAGGGAGGGGCTTATTAAAGAGTTGGAAGCAATAATACATTTGCAGGAGTGTGACCCTGATAATGAACCTTACTACACGCCATATTATTGGATTGACAAAGAAGAATGGCAAGCTCTAAAGGAAGGAGAATAAAATGGAAGAACTTAAATACCCACTCACATTTACCCAATGTCCCAATTGTGGTTCAAAACACTGTATAGTGGAGATTGAAACTAACAATGAAATAGAAAAGGGCAATCTAACACCTGGTATGAAGATACCTATACTAATGACTGAAAGCCACCTGATTGATAAGAGACAACCAATAAAGGAAGCTAGGAAGTTTACTGCATTAGTTGGCTACTATGATATATGTGCAGATTGTGGAACTTTATATTGCAGGCAAATAGACAAAGTGGAAGGAACTGCCACACCTAAGCCAAGGATTCAGCCAAAGATAATACCACCTCATGGGTTTGGAAATATACCATTCATGGGTAGAGGATAATGAAGATAGTTAAGATTACCACTGAATGGGAAGATGGTAGAAAGTATTCCATAGTAGAACCAGAAGTAACGCATTTGCTTAATGCTGGTGGTAATGTTAATATACAGATTTTCCTCTTGATGGCTTTTGCATTAAACCTAGACGATGGTTATCATTGGAAAGGTGAAGAATGATATTCTGTGATATATTTGAGCCAACCAACATTGAGACTATAATCCAACAATCTGTTCCTACCTATAAGGATGCGTTTAACAATAAAGGATTCCCAGACTATACTTGGATTGATACCATCAACAGAAGGATTGGAGTATCCAGGAAAAAACTAGGTGAGTTGCTATCCAGTATTGATGCCACTGAGGAGCAGCTAGGCAGGGACATGGAATCTGTAGATGAGCTAATACTGCTGATAGAGGATTGCTTCTATAGTCCTATATTATATAATAATAGACCAGGTATTCAGACATGGATTCCCACAAAAGATGGTAAGTTTATTAGGCAATACCGTAAATACAATGTTAGTGTATCCCTGCTTGATTCATGGCTGTATCAGCTATCAAAAGCTGGTATATCTCACATTAAGACATTTGACTATGAGCACACAGCTAGTTGTCTAGTGTCACTGTATCATAGCTCACAGAAGCTAGAGCACAGCACGCTAAGAAGATATATCAAACCCAAGATGATACATAGAGATTGGAATCCACAAGTCTTAACACTGATGGGAGTATACACAGAGGCAGGGAAGAAGTGTAGGACATTCCTTGGGGAGAAGAAGGCTAAGGCATTGATAGATAGGTATGGGACTGTGTGGGAGATATTAAACCAAGATGCTCAGGAGTTAGCAAAGACTGAGAATATAGGAATTGTTGATGCAACCAAGTTATTAAAAGCAATTGGAAAGATAAGGAAGTAATGGACAATTTATATAAGTCAAGGTTGGTAAATAAGCCATTATTCGATGGTAAGTATGTATTTGAGTTAATGGATACACATGGCCTGCCGTTGGAAATAGTAAATGAAAAGTTAAGAGAGTTGGATACAGGATTTAATGTAATAACTTTCATTGAATCCGCCATTGAATCCAAAAACTATACTTACCAAACAATTAAAAACAGGCTGGTACAAGCAATGGTATTTGATGTAGAACTAAGAGAAGAATTTACCCATATAATAGATTCCTGGTGGAGATGGAAAACAAAAACAAGAAAGTGAAATATAAGGAAAGGAGGTAATATGAATCCATATAAGGAAGCATGGAACGCATTTAGAAACTATCTGGAGAGGAAACAGAATCTAGACAAGAGATACCTACTAGCCAAGATGGATAATATACTAATACTGGAATTTAATAGATACATGGATGAAAAAGAACAGGAGGCACAATAAATGGAAGTAAAATCATCATTAGAGACATTGGTTGGTATACTGAAACCACCACCAGAAGAAATACACTTAACATTCAAGCTAGTATCCACCATACAGGCTATGCAGGATGTATTGAATAGCAAGTGGATTGGTGTTATACCATATTGTGTGTATTGTAAGATACCGCTTAACTATATTTATAAGAATGGTGCTACACTATTCCAATGCCCTAAGTGTAATACTAGGTGGGTTAAGAATGATACGTGGGAAGGAGACTCAGAAGATGGAGCAAAGAGCTACAAAAACCTTCGCACCAGGCTATCCAAGGAATGATAAGGGATGGTTGCTATTTCCTAATGATACATCTGATAGGAGAAACCTGTTCTTCCCACCAGAGGTTTTCAAGCATCCTGCTAAAATGAATTTCCATCTACAGCAGGAAATAATTGAATATGTGTCAGAACCAGGAGATATATTACTAGACCCATTTGGTGGCACTGGTACTCTAATGATAGCTGCGCTACAAGGCTGTAGAGTAGTTCTGATAGAAGTAGAGGATGGCTACCAAAAACTACAACAACAGGCTAAAGAGGAATTGACTAGACAGGTACCTGAGGCTGGTAGTTTGGTTACACTTATTAAAGGTGACTGTAGGATTATACTACCGTTTCCATGTAATCATATTATTACCAGTCCACCATATGCTGGTGCTATGGATATACGTAGGGTAAGGAAGCGTAGAAAGGATGCACCAGACGATTGGCTAGTACAGCAGGATGCTCAGATGTTGGAATATAGCAAATCTCCTCAGAATATAAGTAAGCTAAACACCTTTACATATAACATGGAGATGGAGAGAATCTATAGGAAGTGTTATGGAAGTCTAGTGCCTGGAGGTACATTAACCACCATAGTAAAAGATAGGATAGAAGGTGGTGAAAGAATATATTTAGGTAAGTGGGCTGAGAAGGTATGTCATAGTGCTGGATTCAAAACTGAATTGTGGGAGAAATGGAAAGCTCCTGGACATGGATTTACCAAAATAGCTAAGAGCCAAGGTAAGGAAGTTGTGGATGATGAGGACATTATTATAATGAGAAAGGAGTAAAATGAGACGAGATTGGGATAACTATTTCTTTGATATGGCAAAGTTAATATCAACTAGGAGCACATGCCTGCGAAGGCAATATGGCTGTGTGTTGGTTAAAGACAAAACTATAATAAGCACTGGATTTAACGGTGCACCTAGAGGACATCCACATTGCGAGGACTTAGGCTGTGCTAGGGAAGGACTAGCATCTGGTGAAAAGCCTGAGCTTTGTAGAGGTGCACATGCAGAACAGAATTGTATAGCCAATGCTGCTAGGTTTGGTATATGCACAAGGGGTTCTGAACTTTATATCTGGCCTGAGGATATACCATGTTCTTTTTGTGCTAAGATACTAATAAATGCTGGTGTAGTGATAATACATTATAGGTACACAAACTACCCTGGCTGGGAATTTAGCAAAAGATTACTCCTCGATAGTGGAATTGTACTATATAACCACAGTGGTTTATACATAATGAAATGAATTTAGCACATGATAATCAACTGGATTTCTATTACTATGGTGATGAACCTCCACGCTCTGGCATGTTTAGGGATTATCTCACAAACCCTAAGATGATAGCCGTAGATGTGGAAACCATCTCACTAAAGGAACGTATTGCTATTGGAGTTGGAGTAGCTGTCAGTCCTACAATAGCTTTTTATTTCCAACTATTCCCAAAACCATCGCCAGTTACACCGTGGCATTTGCTGAAAGACCCACTAGTGGCTAGACTATACCACAACGCTCCTTTTGATGTGCTATGTTTGAGGGAATATGAGACATCTGCCGAGAACTCTATAGATACTAATATACTTGGTAACCTATTGAACATTAGACCTACTAAGTTAATTGATATGGCATCACATGTGGCATTGCATGGTGGTTCTTGGTATGAGGTACAGCCAGTGCCAAAGTTCCTTGCTGAATACAATGCTAAGATAATGCTAGATGCACCACAAGAAGCTGTGGCTAAGAAGTGCTGCCAAGATGCAATGGCTACATTTGGAGTTTATAACTTTCTGTTACCTAAAGCAGATAAGGAATACTTCAATGTTGAGAACCAGTTAATACCAATACTAATAGATATGTCATTTAGAGGTATTAAAATTGACCAAGAGGCTAGGGCAGAGTTGGAGAATAAGCTATCCACAGAGGCAGAATACTTTGCTGGTCTAGCTAAAGAAGAAGGATTCAGTCTCAGTTCTCCACAGCAGGTTGGATATATGTTAGCAAAGCGTGGAGCATACAACTGCTTTAAGAGGATACCATTTACTAGGGGTGGTAAGACTGGCAAGAAACAGCTAAGGACTGACGAGGGAACCTTAAAGAAGATGGATGACCCATTGGCTGCTATGATATTGGAATACAGGGCTAAGGCTAAGCTCCTATCTACATATATTAAACCTTGGCAGGGTGAGGATAGAGCATATACCAGATTTCACATGGATGCTGTTACTGGTAGAATAAGCTCCACTGAAAGGAATATGCAAAATATACCAAAAGGTGAGACTAGAGAGATATTTATTCCAGATAGTGAATGTTTTACCGACATTGACTTTAGCCAGGTGGAATTAAGAGTATTAGCCTATATATCTGGTGATAAGGAAATGCAGTATATATTTGAAACTGGTAGAGACATACACCAAGAAACTGCTGACTTCCTAGGTATTCCTAGAAGGCCATCTAAGAATGTGAATTTTGCCATGATATATGGGGCTACTGACCAAACCATTGCAGAGACAGCTAACATTAGAAATATACACAGGGCATCGGAGTTGAAGCAAATGTGGTTTGATAAATGGAGAGGAGCAGGTGACTGGATTCAAACCATGCAGGAGGAAGCATTAAGGCATCCATATATAACTACATTATTTGGGAGAAATATCTTATTACCAACTATTGAGGAAGAGAGCGAAGATAAGATATTTAGGAAGGCTGTCAACTATCCAATACAAGGTAGTGCTGCGGAGATAATGAAACGTGCGCTGCTAAGGTGTAAGGGTTTACCTATGTGCTTGCAGGTACATGATGAGATATTGTTTGATGGAAAAGTGGAAACACCTAGGCTAGATGATATAACTAAATTTCCTACACCAGTAGAGGTTAAGTATCTACAAAGATGGGAATAGAATAAGTGTATTATGTTCTACTCGGAAGCCTATTCCTTTTTCCTGTATCTGTTCTAGGAATAGTTTATAACCTACTTCCTCCACAGTCTCCTCAGGGTCAAACATTAACCATGTAGCATGAAGCTCCAAGCGGTTTCTGTTGTGGATTATCTCACATTCCAACTAAGGATTCCAATAACTATCCGATTCATAAGATACAAAGTGGTTAAAGTTAGCAGATTTACCACATATAGGACAGGTCTCAACATCATACTTCTTGCCAACATAATAGTATTTATAGCCACAGTTTGGACATTGCATCCTGTATACCATTACTTTGGTTTCAGCAAAACAATTATAATAATGAGGATAATTACTATTGTGGCTACTCCAACTAGTATGAAGTTCAAGCTGGCTGCCTCTGGGATACAAGACTTAGCTCGTCCCTAAACTGTGATTTATCTTGGAGGATTGACCAAAACTCATTCCTGCGTTCCACAGCTTCCTTGAGGTATCTCTCAGATGATGCCTGCTGCTGGACGGCTACATTAACATAGGATTCAGCCGTGTTTCTTAGCACCTCTTCAACTGCAACTCTACTTTGTGCCTCAGATATGTAGGTATTAGCTTGGCTTACATTCACAGTTGCTTGGTTTATGTAGTTAGCTATCAGGGCTAGACGAGCATTAGCCTCTGCCACCTTTCTATCTGCTAAAGCTACCCAACCATCAGCTTCGGCTATAAATCTCTCAGCCATTGCTATTCTAGCACCAGCCTCAGATACATACCTATCAGATATGCCAAGCCTGGACATGGCTTCATTCACATATCCATTGGCCATGTTAACTCTACCTGTTGCCTCATCAATGTACTTAGCAGAGATGTTTAACCTGCCAGTGGATTCAGACACATAACCATCAGACATAGTTACTCTAACAGTTGCCTCATTTATATACCTATCTGCTATACCAAGTTGACCTGTGGCTTCATTTATGTATACAGTAGATATACCAAGTCTGGCAGCACTTTCACTATTGTACCTGTCACAGATGGCTAATCTACCATTGGCTTCATCTACATAGGCCCTAGCTTGGTTTATCCTCTCCTTAGCTTCGGCTATATAACCATCAACCAATACAGCCCTGGTTGCTGCCTCATTTATAAACTGTAAGGCAGATGATAGGTAAGTTTCAGCCTCAGAAATCTTAGCACCTCTTATTGCATCGGATAGTCTGGCTAATGTGGCTTTGGTGTTAGCATATAGGTTATACATCTCAGCTACACGGTCACCAACATTTACCTTATTTATATAGTCATCACCAGAGGATAGAAAAGTGGAGCCAGCATCCCTAAGTGTTTCTTCATCAGTGGTTATATCTGCTATCTCACCAAGAGCCGTAGCCATAGATGCTATTTGTGTGGCTACAGTATCCAATGCGGTTTCTGCATCTAACAGTAGGGTGTTTACATTCTCCATATCCTCATCGGTGTCACTACCAGCTTTCTCAATTTCTGCGGCTACCTTATCCAGTGCGGAGTTGGCATCACCTATATAAGTTGAAATGCTATCCAATGCAGTTTTAGCCTCATCAGCATATGTGGCTACTCTACCCAACGCAGTACCAGCATCAGTTAGTGGACCAGAGGAACCATTGATAGAGTCCAATGCTGCACCAGCTTCTGCTATGTGTGTGGTTACATTATCCAAAGCTGTATCAGCCTCATCATTATGTGTTGGAACTTTGTCCAGTGCAGTTTTACCCTCTTGGATATGAGTATCAACCTTGTCTAAAGCTGTGGCTGCTTCTCCATTATGTGTGGCAACATTGTCAAGTGCAGTACCAGCTTCACCTACATGGGTAGTAACTTTGTCTAATGCAGTGTCGGCCAAATCCAACAATGCTGCAATGGCTGTTAATACCGTGTCTATGTCGGTAACTTCACTTTCTATACCACCCAATGTGGTATCAGCAGCATCCACATATGTGGAAACTTTATCTAATGCTGTTTCTGCCTCAGTGATGGCAATGGTTCCTAACCCTGTAGATGCTGCATCCAAAGCAGTAAGAGCATCATGCTGCTCCTTAATACCTCTGGACATTAGTGCATAAGCAGAGGCTCCTTTAATAACAACCTCATCAAGGATTCTCGGAAAGCTACCATTAGCATCTGCTGTTGGAGCAGTACAAGCTGCCTCATAGTAGACTAGAAGGTGTTTGCCCTCGTACATATTCTGTGGTTTGCCTTCTGAATAAATGTTAAGGTGAAGGATGTCACCCCACACAGCAAAGTCCACAAATTCCTGTGGTAATCTTCCCATTGGGTATTCAACCTTCAACACTCTAATAGCGTCGGTTATGGAGCTTATGTCTAGGGTAATTTTATCCACAGTGTAGCTGATAAGATAACCAGTAGATATTGCCATATCACCACCATCTATAGTGGTTATCTTACCCTCTCTATACTTCATGGTATAGTCAGTGTCTCTGGTGTAAGTGGTTTCACCATCAGCACTGGTTACTGTTTCAGAATCATAGTCTATTGGTTTGTTAGCTAATGAAACATAGGTGTCATGTGCACCTGCACTGGTAAAGGCTTCATCATCTATGTCGAAGGTTAAGGTATACTCTGATATTTTTTCATCTGGTAGGAATCTGCTAACATCAGCCACAGCTTCGGTAACTGCTCTGGCTAACTCACCACTGTCCCAGGAATCATCTGACAGTTCTATCTTTAGTGCAGCCTGCATTTCGGTTAAGGTCATTGTTACACCTCCACAAATTTATCTAATGAGGCAAGAATCCAAGGTTCCAACTCTAGTGGTCTGTCCATATTGTGCTTGCATTTATCACAAGTAGAACTAATGTTCTCTGGCAGCTTAACCTTATTAGCTACTATGTCCACTTCCAAATCCAACAAGGTGTCAAACTCCTCCATAAACTTTTGGTAGTTTTCACTGTCAGCTTTGACCTCCTTGCCACCTCTTTCAGAATTAGTGCCATATTTGTCAATTAGACCTTTTCTAACCACATCTATATCTTTTAAGGCTTCATTGAACTTCCTACTCAGCTTGGCTACATCCATACTTGTTTTAACTGGTAGCCTACATCTCAGTAATTCTTGGAGTGCATTTTTGCCTTCAAACACATCTCTATTGGTAACTTTCATATTCCTCCTTTAATCATCATACCAGAATGGAATCTTTGCTGCTGTTGCTCCAACAAGAATATCTATCCAACCATCCTCAGCATCAGTACCTATAGTGTCATTGGTTAGTGTGCCTACCTGCACTGGACCTTTGGTATTTGCTTCCTGTTCAATTAGATATGTAGCTGCCTTAGCATTGTTGTTAGCTTGTAGGTACATTATAGTAGTTGGAGTATTATCAGAGTGGTTCCTAAACCTCTGATAAGCATTTCTAGTAGTGGGAGCATTGGTACTACCATACTGTAGGTCTAACAGGTGCAAATGTGCTGTTGCAGTACCAAGGTCATCTATATAAATTGTCATGGCACTGGCTAAGGAAATAGTGGGATTGTCCGAAGTTACCATATACAGACTACCTATATAAGCATATGGAGTATCACCACTAACAGTTAGGTCAATGCCAAGGGAGTTATGCTCACCTGAGCCAGTCTTTGTTCCACCAGCAGTTGCAGATATGTATAGACCTCTAGCATAGCCACTAGAGTTGGTTTGTGAATCTGTTACATTTATCTCCACAGCATTGTCGGCTGTGGCTCCAGTCAAAGTACTGGTAACTGTGATAACTGTGGAGGCATTGCCAACAAAGTTGGTTTTACTATCACCAACATTGAACTCTACATACTCATTGGTTGAGCCTAGGAATATCTTGAGGTCAATGTCAGTAGTGCCATTACCTATGTTGATAGCTCCAGTGTCATTTGTAGCTGGAACCAGTAAATAAAGGCTGCCAGTCCAATCTATTACAATGTCAGCACCATCGCCAAAGATAAGCTGGTCATTGTCACCAAGGTATAGGTCTATATCTTCTAATGTTACCTTGCTGCTACCAACGTCAAAGGTAACATATTTAGTAGCAGCACCACCATACCAGGTAAAGTCCATATCATTGGTGCCATTACCTATTTGGAATATACCTGTATCATCTGTGACTGGTAGCCATAGCAAGGCAGAGCCATTCCATGTAACTGATACATCTGAGGCATCACCAAATTTAAGGTAGAAGTCATCGGTAAATATTAGACTTTCCTCTGATACATCCAACTTCATATAGACACTAGCTGTATCAGTATACCACGTACAGTCTTGGCCAGTACCATCTACACCATAGGTTCTAGCATCTGTCTTGGAAACTTCATCATCATCCACACTCTCTAATTTAAGGTTCATTTTAGCTGCGGTGATTATATCACCAGTTGACACCGCTGTTCCTGTGCTCATATTATTCACCTCCTTGTGCTATAAATACTGGTAAGGCTTCTTTTGGATTTTTATAGCCTACCACTATAGAGTCTAGTACATCATTTATATATCTTTCCTTTTTATTTTGTGGTACATGTATCAATGGCAATTCAAGTAATTTGGATTCTACATCCAAGCGTTCAACACCTTGTGACCTAAGCACCAAGGCATATAGGTGCAAATCCCAATCATTGTCAAAGTTGAATATAAACTCACCATCTTTTTGATGCTCCTCAAGACTAATTCTAACCCTGTCTCTAAAGTCTTTTGGTATATGATTTAGATTTATCATCCGTACCTCACATATCCATAACCACCAGAACCACTGTATTTGCCTGTCTTGGGCACATACCCTCTATATGTTGCTTCACCATATCGTGCTGTTCCATAAAGAGCAACATCTGAGCCATAAACACACATACCATATTTGCTATTACCCCATCTTATAGGTATGAATACCACTCTACCTATTTCATCTAAACCAGTATCAGAAGTTGAGCCATCACCACTGTAATAGCCTATAGGTAAACCTTGGCCAATAGCTCTTTGCAAATCCTCATCCAGCATATCAAATCTAATTCTACCTGCTGGTACATGTATCTGCCTACGCTCAAGGTCTAGATACTGAGTATCCTCCCAAGTTCTCAACTGCTTTGGCTTACCAGTTTTTTCTATACCCATGTTCACCAACTCCATCCACATTCTTTGGTGAATGGTTTATATAAATACCACGCACATTCAAACATACCATATTCATCTGGTGGTTCATTTGGGTTGCATATATATTTATGGACATCAATACATGTAGTTCTACCAACACTCCACATATTACAATCTGACCTTTTGATAATTGGTATTGGCGGAGCAGGTGGCTGCACACCATCACTTGTTGTACTTGTTTTAGGCTGTTTAATAACATCATCTATAGCAAACTCAGCAGTTAATTCACCTAGGTTTATTTCCAACTGATATAAGCCTGGCTGCCATCTATGTACTAAGCTGGTTACTCTAATCCTAGAATCCGTTGGGTAGACTTCATCCTCCTCCTCTGATGGCAGTACAGCACAAACCTCCTCACCATACACCCAATCGCATACTAGGATATTAGGTTCTACACAAACTTCACTGCCATATGTCCAGTCAGTCATTCAACATGCCTTTGCCTTGTAGCAAAAATCCTGACCTGGTGTGAGGTTAGTTATTTCCTTTTCAAATGTGCCTTTGCCATATGTGCCTTCCTCATACCACTCATTATCTAATTCACCAGATGCCAAGCCATAATCAAAGCCTCTCTTGGTAGCTGCACCTTGTGTTATTTCACCATTCATTGTTAATGATGCAGTATCTATATCTGTTGGCTGCAATGTAACAACGGTTAAATCCTCAGATGTACCATAGGTGATATCCAAAGATAAATCTTCAAAGTCAAATCCCCATCTACCATAGGTTGGATATATTGGAGTATCATCATTATCTATTATGGCAATATAGGTATAGCCACTTTTGTTTATGGATGCTATACCATAAGAATTTAGAGTCACACTTAGTGGCTTAAAGGTAAATGTTGGGTCAACCTCCACATATTGCTCACCTAAATAGATATCCAAATCACGAAGATACTGCCATGCAGATGAGCATGGTGATGGGTCACCAATATCAAATATACCAGATGGAGGACTGGAAGCTCTCATAAATTTAGCAGTAGTAGATAGTTCGTCACCTCTGCTGGCAGCACAATGATACCACCTATAATTGCCTTTTACCACTACCTGGGATATCACAGCATCATCTGGAATAGCAGAAGTATTAAAACCAACTATAACACGGTTTAACCATCCAGATAAAGTATCATGAAACGAAGTACATACGACATCACTACACGTGGTTTTATATGAATCACTGTCGGTTCCATTATACATATTTGACCATTTTTCCTGTGAGCCATAAGCTCCATCACATCTGCTTCCCCAACAGTGGTATCTAGCTCGGTAGACATCTTCAAAGTTAGCTGTAGTTGCCATCTAATTCTCCCTGGTGTCTATTACATGGACTCTATCATATAGTTCCACTCTACAATCATGTGGAATTGTTATCTTACCACCCAACTTCTCAAATATAAGCCTGGTCATTATAGCAGATGCTCTATTGTTAGCATCAGTTTGGTTGTTAATATCCTCAGCTATGTGGTGGCGAGTAACCTCTTTATACTGGCTTATTGATTCCTCATCCCTGGAATGTGCAATAATTACATCCCAATCATCAGGGTCACCACTAGCGTTACCAAATACTATGATGTGGTTTGGTACAATTACTTTATCTACCTCACGATATTCATGGAAATAATGTGGATAACTGGAGTGATAACTCTCATCCACACTATCTGATTCTTGTGGGAAGCGTACTTCCATCTTCATGTCTGCTTTTGGTCTAAGGAAACATTTGGTCATAGCTATCAGTCTATAGGTAACATCGGCAGGATTTTCAAACGGAGATTCATTTATCCAAATTTTAGGACAGAAATCATCTATGATACCATCACTCTGGTCTCCTATAGCTTCAAGGGTAATGTCACCAACTTCTAATATAGCCTTTATAGTATCATAGATGGTATAGTTCTCCTCATATTGCCCATCGTAGTATGGAGGCTCACCCTTGGTTATCAAATCTAATTCTTGTAGGCTTGCCCACATACCTTCGCAATGAAGCATGGTGAATAAATCTCCCTCTCTACTAGTAAGTTGTTGGTTTTTTACCCACAGCCTGGAAGTTTCAGAATAATCAACACCACTACCTGTATAACACCCATAGCCTATTTGAACCCATGAGCCTTTGAGGTTTGGAATAGATTTATCATTGTTATATAGGAATATATTAGCCCAATCGTTATATGGTTCCTCAGTATGCTCAAGCTGTATTAGTCTGTGGGAGTAGTCATGGGTAGCACCAGAATTGGTTGTGAACCTTAGTCTTATATAAGGTTTTACAGAAGCAGCCTTCTGAGCATTTTTAAGTGCTGAGCTAATTGACCTCACTCTCCAGCCCACTCCATTCCAGGTTTAGCTAATGTGGATGTTGGTCTGCCAGTAGCCTGTTCTGCATAGCGGTAAGCTATAGCCACACACTGTTCCTGTGCCTTACCCTCATTCACACATTGGGCTATACTGTCGCTGATAGCCTGTTTGATTTGGTCTGGAGAGCTATTTGGTGATAAACTCTGTACTGATAATGGCATGTTATCCTCCTTTATACCACTTCAAATCCAGTTAATAAACCAGCTGTGAAGGTTAGTTTATATCCTCCAATGGTTTTTGAGCCTGTAAGTCCATCTGGTATTGGATGGTGTGCTGTGGCTATAGCAGCATGGTCGGCTATTGCAGTAGCTATGTCAGATGGTGTAGCAGGTGATGGTTCCGAAGCAACCATTTCCCATTCACCATCAACCTTCTCATACCATTCCCTACTACCATCTTCCAAGATTTTAAGCCATGTAACTTTACCAACGTGTTCTGGTGCGTCACTGGTTATGAATAACCCATCATTACCCATATCAACACCCCTTAACGTAGAATGTCCTATCAGCTGCCTGGTTAGCAGCCACATGGACTCTAAGATACTGGGCTGCACCTACATGGAATACTATTGCAAAGCCTCCAGCACCAGAGCTTGTGCCATGGACAAAATGTCCAGTGGCATCATCGTCAAATATCTGAACCTGCTTAGGTACAGTGTCTTTGTCAGCATCCTTCTGGGTGTATAGGCTAACTACCCCACTAGCATCTAAGGCTGGTATCTCTACCAACACATCGCCAAACTCAGAGCCAAGGTCTACCAGGTCAGAATAGCGGTCAACGTCATCACCTGTAAACTCACTAGCTCGGTCAATGTCTATGGTAGCTGTCTGCCACTCACCTGCTCTAACTTTTGCTAACATATTAACTCCTTATAGGTTTAAGGGGGAGACGAATCTCCCCCTATAACCTTGACTATTTCTTTGGCTTACTGACATCCTTCTTATCAGGTCTCCCATGTGAAGGATGCTCAGGTGGGAATATGGCCTTTGGCTGTTTGTAATTCTTATCCTTCATAAGTCTACTTACTCCAGCTGTAGCCATACTACACCATCACCATAGCCACTCACAGTCATCTGAGCTAGATAGCCTACCATCTGAGAAGCATCACTGTTCTTCAATGCACTTTCTCCATAGACATGCATCTGAGCTTGCCTCTCACTAGCCCCATCACCAAAGTAGGCAGTTGGTGTCACCCAGGCTAGACCTCGCCTTTGAATCCAGCCATAGTATCCACTTGTCATAGTGTTACCTAGGTACAAGCCCATACAAGGTGAATAGGAATACCCATTATCACAATCACCTGGATTTCTTAGATTGCTAAAGATAGATGGGTAAGCTGTCACACCTGTGGAGTTGACTACCAATGCAGTTTTCAACCCATTAGGGTCATCTAGGTAGATGGTAACATCATCCACACTAGTAGCTACTTCATTGCCTGCAATCCTATAAGTGGTGAAATGTCCACTTGGGAATACAACAAGCGTACCATCCTCATAGTGATTCTCTGTCCTGTCTGTGGTATCATTCAAGACCAGGGTAGTTGACCCCACAGCATAATCACTGGTGGCATCAAGGCTACCTTCATAGCCATAGGTAGCAGCTGAGCCAGGAACAAGATTCCCATTAGCCACCAAACGAGCTAAAGGACAGGCTGTACTGGCTGCACCAAACTTCCCATAGCGGAATAGTCTACCGTCGGCAAACTCCAACTTGGTTCCTAATGGATACTTTTGTGTGGAATCCTGAGTATAGACATCTGGGATTTCATAGTTCACCAGACCTTCTATTACTCTGCGAGGAAGCCACAGACTTGCACCATCTTCTAGGATGATTGGCCCTTTTGTTAAAACAAAACCTACTGTCATGTCGCCTCCTTAATAGGTTACTGCGGAGTCTTGGACATCAAATATCCTTCCAAGACATAGCTTACTGCCCAACAGCGGAGTGGTGTAAGTTACCAGCCTGATACCCTTTGCATCATAGTCTTCCAA